TGCTTATAGGCATCTGGATCTTTTAAGATAGTATCAACTACTTTCTTTCTAGCCTTAATATAAGCTTCATCAGTAATTTCTGGCATTTGAGCTAATTCATATTGAATACCGTGATATACTTGATAATAATTTAATTGATCAATACCTGGTGCTGGAGGAGTTTCTGCATTTGGGTTATGTCCGTAAACACCTTCTGGCTTTGCAGCCTCAGATATAATACGCTTTCCTTTTAATATCTTAACAGAATCATCATAAGATGTTACTGGAGATACATACTGAGGGAACTGCATACGCACATTGCGCATGAAGTTCGATTTGGACATTTTACCTTCTAAGAGGTCTGTATACTGTTTTTGTATATTTTTCATACTAATAAATAGTTTATCTTCCTTGTCCGCGGTAAGCTTTTGGCCTTGGACTGTGTTTATTGAAACTCTTTTGTGCTGAACCTACTTTCCTTTTACCGAATGAAACTTTGTTGCTGTTTCCAGCTGACTTAGCCTTTGCCATTATTTGAGACCTTTTACTTTTGTATAAACTTCGACAACCTTTGAATGAATTTTTTCGAAAACCTTCTTAGTATTATGTTTATATTCTACTGTTGCTTCACCTTCTGAAAGATCTTGTCTCATTTGAGAGGTAAATTCAAGTAGTTTAGTAACTTCTTCTAGTTTGTGATTAATCATTTTAGCGGCTTGATGCAATTGATCTGATTTAGGTCTCATTGCAGCTTCTCTTTTAAATTGAGAATAGGCTCTAGATTCTTCTAAAGCTTCTTTCCATAGCATATCTACGTCGATGCTTTTCATTTTCTTTCCTGCTTCTTGAGCACTTGGTGCTTTAGTAAATCCAACACTAGAATAAGCATTAAGGTTTTTAGAACCTTGACTGTTCGTCTTTGAAGGCTCACCAGCAAGACGCGGTGCATCTTCGTCTATAGCTCCTGAAAGTCTTTTATATCCCCACATTGCAAGTTTACGAATCATTTCGATATCGTCTTTTGCAGTAAAATCAAAATCATCTCCTACTCCGTAGTAGCTTCCGTCTGGTTTAGCATAAATTTTAACTGTTCCGCCTTTCTTGTCATCGTATATTGCTATTTCATCGTCTTCGAAAGTTCCTTCTTGGTACTTCTTCTTTCTAGTGCCTGCAGCATACTGTTCACCATTACCGGGAGTAAAGGTAGCACCATTTGTTACACCGCCGCCAGTTGTAGAACCGCCAGCAGGAGCTGCAGCTGCGCCTCCGTCCTCAGACAAACCTAAAGTTTGCTTCATGATTTCGATAGCTCTTTCAGGTTGGATTAATCCTTTTTCGATAAGTGCAAGAGTGAATTGAATAAGCTCCTCGTCAGCGCCTAAGCTAGTCATAGAATTTTTCAACCAATCTTGATCTACTTCTTCACGTAAAAATTGTGTAGCAAATTGATTATTCATTATTTAGTAGCTTTTAACTCGCTGATTAACTGGTAGTATTGCATTAAGCCAATAAGTACTTCGTCTTTAATAGACTCGTTAGGACTCATAGGTTTGATGAAATTTAAAACTTCGTTTAATTTAATTTGAAGAACTCTATCTTTTGTAGTTGCTTTTAAACCTGTAATTTCGGTCTTAACTTCTAACAATTTAGTATTTAAGTAAGTTCTTAGCTTTTTAGTATCAGAAATACTATTAATATATTCCTTTAGTAAATCTCTTTGATCTTCAGATAGACCTGAATACTTATCGTTAAATTTTTCTACTAAGATCCTATAAGCTAACACTCTAATTTCTTTATCTTCCTTCATAAACTCCTCTACTACCTTGGAAGCTACCTTCCTTTCAGTTAAAGATTCCTTAGTAATATGTTCAAGAAGAGTTAACTTATTGGTAATCAATTGCTTTGTATCAGAAAACTCTTTAGAGATTTGATTCTCAATAAGAGTATAGATAGAAGCATAAATCTTGTAAGCCTCAATTTTTGCTTTAAAGAAATTATCAAGATCGTAATGCTTCTTAATCTCTTTAATTAAGTTGTACTTCTCTTTATCCAACTTATCTCTGTCAAGCTTCTTGGCTTGTTCAGTAATAGTGCTTACTAGGATTTCAGCCTTATTTTCGTTAAGTTTTGGTGCGTTTAACACAGTACTGTAAAGATTGTACTCTTTTCCTAACTCTGTGTCTGTAAAGTACTTCTTAAATATCTTTACGGCTTTGGGATCTGTGTTTGACATTAGATCAGACGTTGCTTGTCTGACTAGGAGTTCAAAAAGTATCCCTGTGTTTTTATATTTGCTATGTTTGATCATTACTATTTAGCTTACTAATAAATATCAACGTGTTATATTAAATCCGAGTCTGGTTTAATACGGTCTTCGTTAAGTAATTGGCTTGGTTCTTCGTACAGATTTACCCTCTTTCCGTCGAATAACTTCTTAAGAGATTCTTTAGTTTGAAGGAAAGTAGCTGTAGTTGCAGTATACCCCTCTTTTAAAGATAATGGACTTCCGCCATGGAACTTATGTCTCAATGAGTTACCGCCTTCCCCTGTATTTGGTTTAGATTTTAAATCATATACTCCCATTCTATCTCTTCCTAAAGGATCTTCTGCTGTATTAATCAAAGAAACCTTACTCTCAGGTCTACCTGGAAGTTTAGTTGGTTCTGAAGGATTCTTTTCGTTATATCCTTGAGGAACATTTTCGCCAGAAAGAGGTGCTGTACCGTATCCACCGTACATTGAAGCAATTTGATGTGGTGTACCATATGCTGCTCCAGATTCAGCTGGATCATTTCCTTCCTCTTCGATTTGTTTCATGCGGAACATTCTCTTCTTATCTTCAATTACTAAATCACGATATTCATCAAACTCCTCTTCAGAGAATTGGAATAATTTATCATAAATCCAGTCTGTAGGTAAGAAACTATTTTCCATCATTTGTGCTGCTAAATCCATTTTCTCTTTCATTAGAGCCACTCTCTCTTGTTCGTAAATAATAGAAGGAGTAGTTAAAGCAAGATCGAAATTAGTTAATGATTCATCATCGTAACCGTGTGCATATAAGTGTACCAATGCAATCTTAGTTAATTCTGAAATAACGATACGTTGAATTCTCTCAATAGTACGTGCAAAACGAATATCTTCTGCAGCAAGGGTGGCCTTACCTGTCAAATCCTTCTCATATCCTAAGAAAGCCTTAGGGATTTTCAATGCAGCAAATAGCTTGTTAAGAAGGTAGTTAATATCTTCAATCCCGTTGTATTCCAAAGGCGGAGCATTGTCTATCCTAGTGGATTGATCATTACCACGTACAGGAATGAAGAAGTCTTCAAGCATATTCTGTACATTGTAATTTAAATTGTATTGACCAGTTTTACCATCAACAAGAGGAGTTTTCTTCATCTTATTGATCATACGTTGCATGTAGTTTTCTACCTCGTTTGGAGGAATAGCTCCTACGTTTACATAGAAGATTCTTCTTTGAGGTGCACGAGTTAATCTATGAATTAACATCGCATCTTCCATCAACACATATTGCTTATATAATCTACGGCCTGGTTCTAAATAAGAACGGCCATAAGGTAGGTAGTTGATATCTCCGATTAGTCTCAAATGAGCCATCTCGTAGTTATAAAACGTAATACCTAAATCTGTATTTTGATAAGAAGTAGAATAACCCGCAGTAGCACCTAATGCAGCTGTTGGATCATATTTAAAAATTACCTCTGATGGGTTTCTTGGGTTAGTACCTTCTAGTCTTACAATGTTATAGGCTGAAAATGGTATTACATTATATACACCGTACTTTTCTGCTACTTCAAGCTTAAGAAAGAAGTCACCGTACTTACACATATTTCTAATCCAGAACCATAAATTGAATTCGACATTCAATACATCGTAGAAAAGACTGTAAAGTATTTTTTGAATATTCTCGTCCGAAGATCTAATTTGAACTACATCTCCTTGTGAGTTTTTTAAGGTACACTCATCAGCAATAATGTCTAACGCAGAAGCAATAATTGGATCTGTGTCCATAGCCTCGTAATCGGCATAGATTTGAACACGGGCTGATTGATAGTTCTGTGCTAAATTTAAATTTACACCATAAGAGGTAGAAGTCGTATAAATACGGTTAAAACGATCGACAAGTGCATTGGTTTGCAATACACCGTTTACCTGAATGTTGTCTACATCTACTGTTTTTAACTCTCCGCCATCATTTCTGATAATAACATCAGTGGAGAATAACCTTTTTAAGGTTGAGAACAGATTTCTCTGCGGTTGTTGTTTTTGTTCTTCTGCCATATCTAATAAATATCTTTGTTATAATAACCAAGTAATATCATCGTAGCTATTGCCTGCTGGCATTTGCCATGGATTTTGTTGGTTAGTGTAGTTTCCGCCATTATATACTTCAAATCCTCCGTCACTGCTTCCTCCTGTTTTACTATACCCATTAAGACTTGCATAGGTTAAATCCATAGCAGTTTGTCTAAATCTAATAGCTGTATCACGAAGGAATAATCCAATGAACCAGGACATTACTAAGTCGTCATTATATCCTTGAAGGGCTTGTGCTTTTGCATCTCCGTCTGTCCTTCCCTTCCAAATAAACACTCTTAATTCATCTAATAACCTTTGAGATCTAATCACCACTTGTTTCTCGTGTATAAAAGATTTTGCTTTATCAATTACAAGAGGTCTAGTTTTTGAGGTAGTTCCAAAACCCGGAACCATTCCATCTCCTCTATCGAACTTGCTTACATATAAGTCAATTTGTGTACCTACTAATTCTGATTTAGGTGAATAGTATAAATTGGTATAGCCTATTTCTTGAATAGTAGTTACAACATCCCATCCAATATTAGCATTCTCTACAACCAGTAATGCATTGTTCCACTCTACTGCTGTTGCAACTAATTTACGTGAAAATTCTTTTGTAGAA